ATCTGGAGCCACACCATCCTGATATTGAGGAATTTTTAGAGCTACGGAAGAACCACGGCGACGAGGAGTCAAAGGCAAGGGACCTTTTCTATGCTATTTGGGCGAGTGATGTATTTATGGAGCGTGTAATCGGTAATAAGATTTGGTCGCTGTTTTGCCCCGATAAGTGCCCTGGTCTGAGTGATTGTTACGGTGAGGATTACAGAACTCTGTATATGAAATACGAGTCAGAAGGCAGATACAACAAGCAAATTAATGCCCGTGACCTCTGGCTAAAGATTCTGGACGCACAGATGGAGACAGGAACCCCATACATTCTATACAAGGATGCTTGTAACAGTAAATCTAACCAGAAGAATTTAGGCACCATCAAGAGTTCTAACCTGTGCTGTGAGATTGTAGAATACAGCGACGACAAGGAGACTGCGGTATGTAATCTGGCGTCTATTGGTCTTGGTATGTTTGTAAAGGAGGATAAAACATTTGACTATGTGAAATTAGCAGATGTAACCAAGGTATTAGTTACAAATTTAAATAACATTATTGATGTGAATTTTTACCCAAACAAGAAGACAAGCAGGAGCAATTACAGGCATCGCCCAGTCGGTATTGGAGTTCAGGGTTTAGCCGACACATTTTTCAAGATGGATATCGCATTTACATCTGATGAGGCTAAAACAGTCAATAAATATATCTTTGAGACAATTTATTTTGCGGCTCTGGAAAAGAGTAATGATATTAGCCGTGAGCGTGGCGAGGGTATGGAATATCTTAAAACCGAATATGTTGCTAAAAAGTGGAGTTTTACCGACCAAGAGCCCGATTGCCGAACATATGTGATTAGCGACGAGACAGATGTTAAACTCGCCACACACTTAAAGGAATGTAAGCCAATCAAAGGTGAGATCGATGACCTAAATGCTGGTCTAATGGGTGCTTACAGTTCATTTATCGGTTCGCCAATTAGCAACGGACAGTTCCAGTTTGACCTATGGAATGAAAAGCCTTGTAGTGATAGGTATGATTGGGATACTCTGCGGGCGAAAATTGTTAAGCACGGAATTAGGAACAGTCTGCTATGTGCTCCCATGCCTACAGCAAGCACAAGCCAGATTTTAGGTAATAACGAGTGCTTTGAGCCAATTACAAGTAATATTTACAGCAGGAAAACTCTGGCGGGCGAATTTACAATGGTAAATAAATATCTGGTAGATGAACTACTTGCTCTAAAACTATGGGACGAAAACATCAAGAACAATATTATTGCTAATAAGGGAAGCGTTCAATATATTGATGGACTACCAGAACATATTAAAGAGAAATACAAGATTGTATGGGAAATTAAAATGAAGACACTAATTGATATGGCTCGTGACCGTGGATTATATATTTGCCAATCGCAGAGTATGAATTTATGGATGGAAGACCCTGATCCTAAATCATTAACGAATATGCATTTCTATGGTTGGCGGGCAGGACTAAAGACAGGTATTTATTATCTGCGCAGGAAACCAAAGCACCACGCACAGCAATTTACAATTGAGCCTGAAAAGAAGGAGACAGCTGAAAAGATTGAAGAGGCACCCGATAATGGCTGCCTAATGTGTAGTGGTTAAGTTTAAAATGTGTAATGTGTAAAGATATAAAACTAACAAACTATAAAATATAATGGATGTAATATTGAATAAAAAGTTACACGAATACTTAAAACCTATAAAAGAAGCAAAAAAAATAACACGAATAACGACGACTATGTATAATAATGAAAAGTATTATCAAAACGCAGATAATACTTTGGAAAAATTAAAATTAATCAAAGAGAATTCTTATTACAATTTTGTAGAAGAATCTAATTTAAACCGTGACTATACGATGGATGAATCTAATCCTGTAATTGCGGAAAATGTTTTAAATGGTGAAATATTTGAAACAATAAAAAATTATTATAAGGAAAATTTGAAGAATAATATATTCGCTCTGGGGGACGGACAAAGTAAGAGATATTATTGTCATAATGAATTTATATCAAGAATAATTCATTTTGAGATGTTAAACTTGATTGAAAAAATAACAGGTAAAAAATTACGACCAACATATACATATCTATCCTTTTATACCCGTGGAGCGGAACTTAAGGCTCATATGGACCGCCTCGAATGTGGTTATACTTGTTCGTTTATAATTGATAAACCAGCGGGGAGCAATTGGAATATATACGTACAAAAAAAAACAACAAAACTAAATGAGTTCAAGCATAATTATACACCACCAAAAGATAAATGTCACGCATTAGATTGTGAAGAGAATGGCTTGATGGTTATAAATGGTATTACTAACATACATTATCGGGATATTTTGGAATATGATTATTACAATGTATTGTTACTGCATTACAATGTAATTGATAATATTGAGGATTGTTTTTCTTATAACTAAAGACAATTATATTGAGTGCATAATTGTTTAATGCTACTATTCATATCTGTTACATTTAAATCATAATTAAATTTAACATAACACTTGAGGGTAATTAGAATATCTACCAGCGAATTATGTAGTTCGGTGGGTAGTTTTGATTCGGGGAACAGGGCTAAATATAATTCACTTAGCGATGGTGTTTTAAAATATGGTTTATTGGTTGATTTGGTATGTCTTACAATATTACAGAATTGGGTTGTTTTTCTCATAGTGCAGAATTCAGCCTTTCTAATTGGAACATTATTAACGTATTTTGTAAAATGCTGTGGGATTTTATTTTTTAAACACTCCACAAAGACCATTCGCTTATCAAATGAAATATTGTGACCGACGATTACATCAGATATATTTACTAACTCATTAAATGAATTTAACGCAGAGACAATATCAATACCATGCGTATCTAAATACTCTCGGGTAATATTGTGTTTTTCAAAACTACCGGGTGAAATAATTACGTCATCCTTAATTTTGACATAATAATCTTTGATTAATGCTTCGTTCGTTTCCATATCATATAAAATACAACTAATCTGGATAATATTAGGCCACCTATCAAAATCATAAATAGATGGTTCCTTACCATCATCGGTCTTTTGGGGCAGCCCAGTAGTTTCAGTGTCAAATACCAGAACCTTCATATTTTATATATTTGGATTATATATAAAATTTAAATTATTAATCAATTTTAAAATATATTAATAAAAAATTGATAAAAATATATTTTATTTATATACATTAATAATATAATAGATTATGTCGGGAGTTATGTGCCAAAATAATCCCAATCATTCCTATGATAGCATGGTTCTTACTATTCCTGACGCCGTTCTCCCAACTGATATTCCCCGGATTATTAATTGGTTCCTATATTATAATATTGCCGATGTATCTGATGTCACTGTTTACAAACACCCCGAGCCAGAGTATTACGCGGAAGATTCTTCGCGGTATGGGTATGCGGTAATTAAAATCGCAGAGTGGTATAACAATAACGGTAGTCGTAATTTTTACGATAATATTGTATCCGGGAGAGCAAAGATGGTTTATAACGACCCTTATTTTTGGGAAGTGGAGTTTTATGAGCCACGGACACAAGAAGAAGTCCAACTCTTACAGGTGGATATGGTAATTGACGCAGTAGAAAGAAAATTATCTATGACACCATTAATGCTACCTATTATGCGACAAAACGCTTCTATTCTACCACCCGACGACACAACTGGTGGTGATGGTAGTGACATAAATTATGTGCGAACAGAAACCATATATGAAGATTACAACTCCGATAATGATGAAGAATTCATTAATAATAAACCAGGTGATATGGAAACGCAATATAATAACCTGATTGAGAAAAATAATAGAATTCTATCTACTGAATTCGTTACTTTAGATGACCTTAGAGTAAAAAAAAACAAATCGCCATCTAAGAATAATAAGCCTGTGCCGCCGCCCCGAAATGTCTGGATGCGCCGACTACGGCTGAAACTGGACCATTAGAGAAAGAAATCGCTGTCGTGTTCTTCAGCAATTTTACAACAACCATATGATTTACGATGCCACGGACTAATCCCAATATTTTTTATTCCATTTATATGTGCTGCTGTCCCATATCCTTTATTCCCACTAAGATTATAATATTCGTCTAACTTCTTATAGCATTCGCATAATTCGCAGATATATTTATCTCTTTCAACTTTAGCCAATATTGACGCTGCCGCAATAGAACAAAATTTATTATCACCTCCCTCAATCGCAATATGATTGACTTGTTGAATTTGCGAAGTTTCTTTATCAAAATAAGTATATGGCTTAAAATCATTTCCATCAACAAGTAGATAGAATTCATTACAATATTGGTTGGTTTGTTTAAATTTATCCATAATTTCACGGATTGCTTTATGCATCGCACTATGAGTGGCATTTCTGATGTTAATATTGTCTATTACAGTTTCATCTTCATATGCGACGGTCCATGCTAAAGCGTGTTCTTTAATATATTCAGCGGCTTCATTAATTTTTTTTTTTGATGTAAATTTTTTACTATCTTTCATTAATTCATATTTGAAATCAGTATTTTTAGGTAAAATAACAGCAGCAGTATATACTCTCCCGAACATAGGACCACGACCGACTTCATCAATACCGATTTCAGATAATTCGGATTCGGAATTGTATGATTGTTCCAGAATGTGTTTTGGCATTATTAATTAATATTTATATCTATTTTTATTATCTACCTTATATAAATAAGATATGGTATTCAATTTTAAAAATAAAAATATTAAAATCATTTTACTTGTATTATTGGTTTTAGCCTCTGTAGCTTGTTATTCTATGATGAGGAGAGATGTAGAGGGTCTCGGCAATATGTCCAGTCATTTTGAGACGAATTTCAAAATATATAACAAAGATTATAAAAATGGCACTGATAATTATTTTTTAAAGCCATATGCTGCTAATGAAACCGAGATTAAATTCTCTACCGACACACCATTATCCAGTCTATCGGGGACCGTCATAAGCAAAGAAGATGTTAACAAAAACGGAGGCATCTACAAGTATATGATTAAAAATGGTTATGATATGTATAGATTGACTACCGCTACTACACCAGGAACGGTTGAAAGTTATGAAGTATATAAAATAGACATTCCATTCACAATTAATCTTCTCGATGCCGATGCGGCTATTGTTGACTCCGTAGTAGATCCGGCTGTAGATGAGACCGTAGTAGATTCTGTAGTTGACGAGACCACAACAGTCCGCCCGCGTCTCACTGGAAGCCCTGCGGCGACACCAGAACAGCTTGCCGAAATAGCGAGACTAAAGGCGCTGGAAACAAGCCAGACTGTTATAGTTGAGACAACAACACTTTCCACCACATTAAGTATCGCCGAGACGAGCATTGAGCCGGTGAAGATAGAGAAACTGAAGGTGTTAATTAGTGGGGACGCATCTATTGCTGGGTCCGCAAACGGACCTGTGCTGCCTTCTAATGTTATTACAACATTAACACCCGCGACCGCTACTGAGCCTACATTTTTGAAGATTGATATTGTTGTCCCCATAGATGAGTCCGCCGCGATGATAACAAAGTTAAATGATAGTTGGTTTTCTTCTATTCTCATATTCAATGCTGCGATTAATAGTCAAGCGATGAGTGGAATTACCGCCGAAGCGATACCAGTTCCTATCGCAGTCGTAATTGAGCCTTTTGGTAATATGATGTCCTACTTTTTTGGTAAAAAGGTAAAGGAAGGTATGACTGGCTTAACTTACAGAGGTAATGTATTACTCCGTTTAAGAGAGGGTGATTACTCTAATGTTTTAACAAAATCGGGAGAGACTCTGGATATTACAATGAAAAAATCCAACATCGTGCTTATTCAAAATGGCGGGCTATTAGTAAAGCCACAAAATTATGTAGCACCACCAGTAACCCCTCCAAAAGATAACGGCGGTCAGACCACATACATTAAAGATGAAAATGGTCTCTATGTAGCAGTTAATTCCCAAGCGACTAATTCGTGCTTAATTCCTGGTTCCGACCCAGCGCTGGTGACTAATAATAAGTGCCCGTTTTACCCTGATACATCTATGTTTGAAACCGCTATGAATAATCCATCTAATCCTATTGTAAATCCCGTGAATTCCATGAGTCCTGTAGATTATTCGCAGACCCTATTTGGACCACATGCGACCGGTGTGGCTGCGAATACCCCCTGTTCCAGTTGTAATAATAATCAAGTCCCTGCTGCTACAAATACTAACTCGTGTAGTTCCAATAATGTAGCGAGGACCACCGATGCTGTAGTTGATGATGTTGTAGTTGATGATGTTGTAGTTGATGATGCGACAGTTAATGACCTGGTAGAAAATCCTTCTACCGTGCCTGCTGTTCCAACTACCCCAGATGCTACCAACGCTCCTAATGTTCCTAATGTTTTTAATCAAATAAATAATGCTAGTAATAGAATGATGGCGCAGAACGGTAATGATGGTAATGGTGCGGGTAATGCGGCTGCTGCTGCTACCAGTAGTTACAGTGATTTCAACGGTGCGGGCAATATGAATCCATCTATGGCGAGAACAGACAATATCTTCCCTGAATATGTTCCCAACCTAAATGATAATAATGCCGAACCAAGACCTGTATTGGCGAATTTCTCCAGCTTTGGTTCGTAAAAACTAACTATTAAAATAATATTATTGACTAAATAATATTATTATCTAAATATGATTTAGTATTATATACTTTCGCGTCAGGTTTTAAAGATGTTGTAAAATTTGTCATTAAACCGTCATATAAGTATTATTGTAGAATGTTTCGCTCAATTATTGAGCGAAAGATCACCCACCAAGCTGGACGTTTGGATCAGCTACGGGTGGTGGTGGACCTCACCCACCTTTTTGTTTTCTTACTTTTCTTGTTCTGGTTTTTTTGAATAAACCAAATAAATTAAATGTTTTACGGCGATTAGTAGAAGATTTGCGCTGGTATTTGGAAACTTTACTTTGCTTCCGCCTGGGTTTTTTTCTAAACCGACGTGTTAAAACCATTTATTATAATATATGGTTTTATTTTATTTATTATAATTAAGTTTTTCATTTGTTTATAGGTCTGCGATTATTTTTTTTTTCAAACATTTTTTATCAATTTTGATAGTTTTACATTTAGTAGATGCGGGAACAAAACTAAGAACGCATTTTGCTTTATTACCATATAAGGCTGTAGTGCAGCCTTTTTCTTTTGTTTTTTTAGTAAAATTAAAGAGAGTTGGTTTATCAATAGTACATCTGGACCTAAAATTTTCGTATCTCTCACGAACTTCGCAGTAAGTAAGACCTGATGTTTTTCCTAACATTTTATTAATCACTTCGTGCAAGTTATAAACATAACGAGATAATGAATCTCTGTTTTTAAAAACATCTGGTGTTAAAGGGTATTTTTTGTAGTTGTTAGTTAAATTAATTCTACAATATTTACAGGGTAATGTATATTGTAAATTGACAAGTAGTTCTTTATATTTTCTTTTTTGTATTTTAGTGGGATTGACTGGATAATTAAAACTAACTGTATGTAGATAATGCCACATCACTGGTCCCCATGTGCTCGTAACCATGCCATCGCCGCTTGAATAATCTTTTTTGCTATATGTTTTACCACGCTTTTTTTTAACTTTCAAAGTTTTATTCATTATAATAAGTAAATATAATAAAAAATAAATATTTGATTATTATATAATGACAATCTTAAGTGATATACGGAATCAAACGCGCATTACCTCAAACCTACTTTTATCTAATAAAGTCGGTTTAATGGTCGGTTTATTGTTTGTATTATTATTTGCGTTAATTTCTTATTACTCATTTACTAATCTTATTAAGCCATTAATATCCGGACATAAGTTGAATAAGGAATTCAAGATGAAAGGTCGTAGTGGTGGTGGTAGTGATGAGGATGACGCTGTATCTATTATGTATTTTTACACCGAATGGTGCCCATATTGTAAAAAGGCGGAACCAGAATGGGAAAAGTTTGAAGCACACGTAGATAGTATTAATAATTCCAACGACCGCAAGATAATTCTATCTGCGATTGATTGCGATGAGAAAAAAAGTATTGCCGATAAGCATAAAGTAGAGGGTTACCCAACTATAAAATTATTTTATAAAGATGCGGTTTATGATTTTGATGCTAAAGTTACAAAAGATAATTTAGTACAATTTTTAAATACGATTGATTAAGGAGGTTGATATACTATATTTTCCACATTAATATCATTCAAATTAAACGATATATCCGCATCAGTATTAATTGTATTATTACAAATATCTATATCATTATTATTAATTTTGATGATATAATTATCCGCCAAAGTTTTACCAAGTTCAATTAAATGCTGTCGCTCTTCCCTATTTGAAAAAACATAGGACCAGTAATTTATATCAAGTGTATTTGGAGTAATACATACATTTATGATATTATTGTGGCTTAACGAACTAACCCTATCATTTTCGTTTTCAATAATCATCATCTTGTTGAACACAGTTCTGATTATAAAGTATATAAATGAGAAAATATTGGTATTTTCAGTTAAGTTATTATTAGAAATATCTTCATTTAGTAACTCGTCTTGTATTTTAGTAAAATATATGTTGGAGCAATCCACAGGACATCTTTTATCATTTACGAATGATAAAATGTTGTCTGCCGTACATTTTTCATACAAATAACAATCATTTACAGGACTATTGGAAAAGATTCCGCCGTCAAGATAGTACTCATTATTATAAAACGGAGGCTTGATAATCACCGGTATAGATACACTCATATGAATCGATTGTATAACCGTTAAGTCGGGGTGAGTTAAATAATTTAAATCCACTTTAGTGAATTTATTCAAATTAGATGTAAATAAATGCCAGTGTATATTGGTTAAATTATACAATTCTCTCAAAGTAATATTAATATCTACATCAGCAGCTAAAAATAATGGTTTAAGACAGGTTATAATGAAATTTTCATCACATAACCCCTTTGTGAATATTAAATTGAAATAATCTACCGATGAAAAATTCATTAAATTTGTCCATGGTCTTTTAACAATAAAATCATCGATAGAATTCCAATCTAATTTTAATAGAAATATTAATGCTACGACACAACCTATCGATGTAGAATATATCGATTTGATTTCATTATAATCTATAATATTTTTACAAACTAATTCTTTAATCGCTCCATATGAAACTATGCCTACTGGTCCGCCGCCGCACAATACAATATGTTTGATAGTCATTATTAATAAATATATACGCCAAAATTTTAATATAATATTATATTTAATATTATATTATGAACGATTCTTTATATAATTTCAGCGATAAATCCGATGCTGATAATAATTCTATCAAAATAAATATGGACGATTTATACATCAAAAAACAACAACAAGACTTGAACGTAGTGAGTAATTATAACAAAATATTAGGACGGATACACAATAAGATTAAATTTACTTCAAAACAAATGATAAACAATCAGTGCATATGGTATATTATGCCGGAAATGATGATCGGAATTCCTAAGTACAACCATAAAGATTGTACTGTATATGCTATAGAAAAGTTGCGAACAAATGGTTTTGTTGTTCGTTATACTCACCCCAATTTACTATTTATTAGTTGGAAGCATTGGATTCCCAGTTATGTAAGAACCGAGGTAAAAAAACAGACTGGAAAACAAATCGATGAAACTGGTAATCTGGTTCATAAAGAATCTGATATGGACGATTTTTCTAACGCTGATAATTTTGATAATTTAATGCTGAATAAAAGCAAACCTATTAAGTCTAAACCCGAAACGAAAGGTGATTATAAAGATATTAAGTCCTATAACCCGTCTGGTAATTTGATATATACTAATATGCAACTGCAAAAGTTAGATATTGACGGCTAATTTATAAGAACCTTACATAAAAGCTTCAAGCCATTTTTCGGCATCTTCATTAGTATCAAAAGTTTTACAGTATCTTTTGTTATTTTTTCTTATTGTCGCATTAAATCTTCCACCTGATGTTGTTACTATACTGCCAGTCCCTTTTTTTCTATTTTTTTTTATATCTAAATCGGTTAATTCAAGACCATTTTCAATTTCATATCTGCGAGCGTTTAACCAGTCCCAACATTTATCTTCATTTACATTACAGAAATTATATTTAATACCGTTACTTTTAAGTTGTGCTTTAAATGTATTTCCTGTTTTAGAAACACAACCGATATTAATCGTTTTATTAACCGATTGTGTATTTTCCATAGCAGTAACCCATCTTAAATTACCCACACTATTATCTTTGGGATTTTTATTTATATGGTCTACTTGTGGTAAATTATGATGATTGGGAATAAATGCTGTAGCAACTAATCTACTAACTAAAAATTTTTTTCTATGTTTTTTGTTTGTTAAACTAATACAATAACGTTCATCTTCATTGAGTTGCAGTTGCTGTTTCATAATACGGTCTTTCTTATTTTTAACTCTACCACAGGTAGAAACAAAGTAATTATATGGGGCATCGGTTTTTTCCCATCGTTCTGCTGTATTATCGTCTTCCATTATAATCTTTAATAACTATATAAATATGTAATCAATTTTTTTATAATTATCAAAAAATTGATTATTTATTACCGTTTATATTTTTTAGATTTGGATCTGGATTTGGATCTGGAGAGACTCCTTGATTTTTTCATCGTCTGTTTAGTTTTTTTAGTTACGGGTGGTTTCATTTCAATTACTTGTCCTGGTATATAACGAAGGAAAGCCACGTCAAACTCTTTACAGCCCCGATTACATTTTTTATCTTTGAGAGATTTGTAAGATTTGGACTTCTCCGCACGATTGTCCTCTAATGTATGGTGCGTTCCATAGCATTCAATACTGAATCTCTTTAACAGCCCTTTCTGTTCCAGTCTATTTTTCAATTGAACCCTGAATAAATATTCAGACATACATAATAATCTATTTACATCGTAATATGGTCTGTCAATATATATAAAAACCAAGTAAAAACTCAACATAGTATCTATGCTCGCTATTTTTAATGTTTCACCGTCCATAGTAATATTATTGTAACTATGGCACGAACTGGTATTATATACGTAACATATTACATCAGTTAAATTATTGTGTGTAATCATAATTTCATAATGTGCGGTGATTAATTCACCTACTCCTGGCTTCTTATTAATGGTTACAGTATCATAACCAGCGTGTATCAGTTGCTCTTTTATAATTACTGCACTGCTTTCAGCATCAGTCGATAATATATCAAAATCGGGTATTCCAGTAATTTGCTTTCTCTCTTTGGCGGACATATATTTACCATATAACCCAGAGGCATAGCCACCGAAAAACACTAATCCTTGACTTATTACGGAAGACCTTACTATGTTGTAAATATCACTCGCGGTCGCTTTAGAACCATCGTATTTACGAGCAAATTTTTCTTTAGAGCAACTATTGCCCGATAGTGGATGATGCTTATTTAATAGCACTAATCGCTTCAATACTTTCTCCCATCTACCTACATCACCCATGGGTCTGGATAATTCAAGATACATAGACATTCTCAAAAAATCAGGAGGACAATAAGAAATACCATTTACCTTAATGGCGTTTTTCAGTAATTTAGAAAATATCGCCTTATCGATGTATGTAATATCAGCAATTGGTATAAAATTTACATATACCTTATATGTGCCGCTATGAATACCAGCCTTCGCTTCTACCTCTGTATAACCAGCCGCATAATATAAATCGGCTAATTTTTTAGCATATGTAAGAGCATTAGGCGAGAAAAAATCATAATCGGGAATCTCAATATCCTTATTATAAAACCTATCTTTTTCGGGCAAAATATTGTTAATTGCCGTGCCGCCATAACATAGACTTGCATTACTCCTTAAGAATTTCTCTAAAATATTTATGATGGGAGTAATATTTTCAGATTGGATCATTTTTTTACCTAAAGCGTCAGACGCATTATCTATTGCGTGTCGCAATATTTTCAGTTCCCTGTCGTTATATTTCTTGTCAGTCATTATATATATATTAATAATTTATAATTTATCAATTATTAATAATCATTATTGCCTACATTTCTGTCATCGTTTCTATATCTATTGATATCCTAATGAAAATGATGTCTGTGCGTCTAATGGGCTATCAGTCGCAGCAGGCTCACTCTTTATAATATCTTTGCGTAAATCACGAGGCTTTAAAACGAACGAAAAATTACCACTTTCCTTAAACATTTTGTAATATCCAAGCAGATTATTATCTATATTTTGGAATTTCATACCCACAAATTGACAACCATTACTAAATGGTAATAATGGGTCAAAATTATCTAAAGTATTGTCTATATTTGGTAAAACAATAGCCAAACTTCTATGCGACTCATCAACCGTCAGTGGATTATTTTTTCCAGACGCCACAAGGTTTTCATACCTCAAAAAACGCATCGTAGATGAACCAGACCGAATATGGACGTATTCCGCTAATTTACTCGTATCTAATATAGGAACATGCATCGTATTCACCATTACCACGAATTTCTTATCAAATTCTCCCGACGCAATATGTGATTGTAATAATTCATCCTGGTTTGAGTTTTTGTAATTGAACTTTTTGATATCCACTATATTATCTTTACCAGCAACCAGATTATCCTTAATATACTCTCCGAATTTGTCGTATATCACAGCATTTTCGCTCATAATTCTAAAATGTAAAAACATAGGGTCATTAGAACACTGATTGAATTCTTCATCAAAACACCTGGCGCTTAATAAATTTAATACATCATACAGTTTAATAAAATTGTATGTTTCTTTGATGGAATTATTATTAGCAGTTGAAGCCGCTACAATTGGTTCTCCGTTGTAAGAATATATTTCAAAATCCAGACAGCGAGCACCCAACATTATGCATTTTTCTAAAGCACATATATTTACAAAATTGTTTTTATAACCATCACCACAACAAGCATTATAAGCCGTTTTAATATAATAATTTTTCAGCAAACTTGAATTGGGATTATCAAAAAAGTTTTTGGGGCGACCATCTTGCATCGCATCACCCTTCACAGTACCCTGCGGCGTTAGAAACGAATATGTTTTATGCTTACTATTATCTAAATACAGAGCGTCTAATTTCTTACACGCCGCACCTTTTTTATTTAATGTATATAATATCCAACTTATTACCATAAAAATTATACTTCCAACTATTATTAAAGCAAGGAGTATGTAAATAGTAGTAGAACTTTTTGGGATATTAACACCCAGACTATCCACACCACTTTTTACACCATTTTTTACACTACTCGTTAGTGCATTTCCTAATTTGTTTAAAGAATCACTCATGTTAAATTATATCAATATAATTTTTTTTATTATATAACACTTATTAAATTTTATAATAAATAAAAGTATAATTATTTATATATAATGGCGGGAGGACTATTAAATTTAATCGCAGTAGGAAATCAAAATATAATATTAAACGGCAACCCAACTAAAAGTTTCTGGAAGGCGAAATATAGCAAATACACTAATTTCGGTCTTCAAAAGTATAGAGTAGACCAGCAAGGTCAAACTAATATACATCTAACACAAAATACTAATGTTAGTTTCAAAATGCCGAGATACGGCGATTTATTGATAGATACATATTTAGTAATTAAACTACCCAATATATGGAGTCCCGTATATAAACACATTGAAAATTCAATCCCTGAATACAGACCATATGAATTTCAATGGATTAAAAACATCGGTTCGCAATTAATCGAAGAAGTCACCTTCACTATCGGCGGACGAACTATTCAAAAATTCTCTGGTAATTATTTGCGTAATGCCGTAGAGCGTGATTTTGATAATGCAAAGAAAGAACTATTCAATATAATGACTGGTAATGTATCCGAACTAAATGATCCTGCTAATTATTCTAATCGTGATAATAATTACCCAAATGCGTTTAGAATGGATGATGATAATCTTGACCCCATAGAACCATCTATCTCAAGCCACACTTTATTTATCCCATTAAATACATGGTTCTCTCTATTAACAAGTATGGCTTTACCATTAGTCTGCTTACAATATGCCGAGTTAGAAATTCATTTTACATTAAAACCACTACAATCATTATTTACAGTCAAAGATGTATTATATGACCTATCATACAATAATTATAATGAAATACCGAGAGTACAGGCAGAGCAAAATAAGGATAGACGCTATGGTTTCTATAGATTTATCCAGCAACCACCAATTAGAGATATAGTAGCAGAAACCGTTTATGAAGACCAACGGACAAATATTAACACCGATATACATTTAATGACTACCCAGTGCTTCTTGGATACTATTGAGCGAACATTGTTTGCTAATAATACACAGGAATACTTAATTAAAGAGGTTTATGAATATAAATTTGAGAGAGTTAATAAATCCAACAAGATAAATCTGGAAAGTAACGGCTTAATTTCTAATTGGATGTGGTATAATCAGCGTGATGATGTATATAAAAGAAATGAGTGGTCTAATTATACCAATTGGCCTTATGAAAATATATTACCTAACAGCCTTCAAAAATTAACCAGCACAGTCTCTGGCGATACTCCTGTATTCTATACGACTAATAACATATATCAAACCAACGATACATCTAAAAACATATTTATTACTGGATATCAACCATCTATATACGCACAGACCAACAAAAAGGAAATTATGAAGGAGTTCGCAATCATAATGGACGGTAAATACAGAGAGAATTCATTACCTACGGGCGTTTATGATAAAATTGAAAAATATAATAAGACACAGGGTAATTCTTGTGATGGGTTATATCATTACAATTTTTCGTTAAGTACCGACCAACGCAAATATCAGCCCAGCGGAGCATTTAATACTAATAAATTTAAAAATATTGAATTTGAATTTAATAATCATAGTAATCCCCCACTTGACCTTTCTAATGTTACTTTCACAACTATTTGCGACCCAGAGACAGGTGATGTAATCGCCACGAGCAAAGAACCAACAAGTATTTACACATATAATTACAATCTTACTGTGATGGAAGAGAGATTTAATATATTAAGGTTCCAATCTGGAACAGCCGATTTAATATACAGTCGCTAAAGTTTTACTTTATGGATTCTTCTTGTTCTGTCCCGAAGTTTCCTTGTTTTTTTCGCTAATCTTAAAGCGGTTGAATTTGCGGCACAACCATTTTCTAATAGTTTG